TACCAGTAGTCGTGACCACAACTTTCGCGAAAAGGTCCTTGCCAGAAACTTTTCGCTCTGTTCACCTGGAAACCGAAGAATTCCAGGTTCTCCATAACCGTTGATACTTTGTTAACTGGACATATGATATCGTCACCGAAAGTGGCGAGATCGTCTAGTTCGACACCGCTCGCGAGAGCGATTGCCGCAAATATCAGCGTTTCCAGTTCCCACGTATACCCATTGCCCATCGAGCTGAATTTCTCCAGCTTAACTAGGCTGCCGTCAGGCAGCTCAGTATATTCGACACGCATTAAGTCGAAGAGCTGAAACCACTCCGGTGGGAGCAGTTGCAACACGACTGTATAACTAAGGGTATCGCTCGCGTTTGACAAGTCAATTGTCGCGAGGTCTCGTGATAGTGCATCTCTGCACATTTCGCGATTCCGGACCTGGCCATCTGAGGTTTTTGCAAACTCATCTGGATAGAGACCAAATAAGGATAGGCGACGTTTTAAATAGCCGCCAACCCCTAGCTGAGCAAAGATGTTCATCGTGGGTTCAATACAAATCCCACGATTACGCTTTGCATCTTTGGGAACAGACACAAACCTATTGTAAGCAATCAGCTTTACTTTCTCTGGATTGTACCAGAGACCCGACGCAATCGCCGGGACATAGGTGTGGAGACGAGGAGTAACGTCGTGAGACGTCACATATTTCTTACTAAGCAACACATCATTACCCCGAACAGAGCTTGTAGCTCCTGGACCGAACCGCATACCTTTTTCGATGCGGTCGAGAGCCTTTCGGTTTAATGGACCCAGTAAACGCGCTACCCATGAGCGGACTTCGTGAATGAAGTCCATCTTCTCAAGATAGATCGGGTTATTGTCTGAGTCCAAGAACCTAAGGTTTGTCCTGCGACACTGCTCCTCGCCTGCTTTAAAGGCAGCCAAAGCAGCAGCATCACGAAGCTCCTCAGTAAAACCGGGGAGATTCACGTTCTTTTTCATGACAGAGCTGACTAAGTAATCGTCAGCAAACCGTGGATGAAGAACATCGGGGAACGAGAGGTCGAGGTATTGCGACCACTCGTCGTGTTTAGCGAGCATATAGCACGCTATACTGCGGGGGGTGTTTATACCCTCGCAGATACGCAAGAAAACGTCCTTCTCTGTGACGAGAAAGGAACCCTCAGTCGCCTTTGCAGGCTTACCAGTCTTACCCGGTGTATTGGGTCTGTGGCTGGAAGAGCGGCGCTTAGATTGCTCTGAGCGCTTCTGTGAAGTTGCCTTCATGCTCATAACTCCCTGTACTAGATGGTTATTGTATTAGTGATTAATACAACGGATCGTTGTCACGCATCGCGCCCTGAACAAGGGCGTGGGCGAGGCCATTTCGAACGAACGCATGCAAATCTTTGCGTTCACCATCAGTGCATCCATCCGGCAGATCATAGATGACGCGCGCACGAAGAGTGCGAACGACACCTGGAGCGCCGGACGGCAGCGTGCCCGACACGGGCAAACTGAAGGAGTACTGAGTTTGGGTTTCCTTGCGTCCACCGCCAGCTGGTTTAAAGCGGACAGTGAAACGACGGAAGTAAGCCGCGACACCTGTCGCGCGGTCAACGAACGAACTCATAGCCGGAGTTACTTGTTCCGGGTTGAATGTAACGTTGACCGGTGTTGCCTGGCCATCGGCCAGTGTAATAGCAGTTGCTTGTGCCATAGTGTGTGATGCCTCTTTCGAGATGTTATTGGCCTCTACTACCGCCTAAAGACCGATGTAGGTCACGGAAATGATTGCGTAGTTGACGTAAAGTCACTAAGTCCGCCTGTTCAAGGTCGATACCCAGATAATCAAGTGGATTTTGTCCACCTGACTCTGAGAGTCGGCCAGCAAGCGTCCTAACTTCAATTACAAGAAGTTTGCGTTCTATTTCCTTTTCCATATCGGTCTCCAAGTAGAGTGTTGGTCAAAGATGTTAAGAAGGATGGTGTGCTTAGTTGTCTCATCGCATTTGCTGGCGCCCGAGGGCGGCAGCGTCGACTATCCTTTTCCAGGTCAGGGAAGGTTCCCATCTTGGAAATGATAAAGACGGACCGGAGTTTAATATAAACCGGTTATAGCGTTTAGCTGTAGCGGACCATGAAGGCCCCGCTAATAGCGTACGTCTATAGTTCACAGCACGAGTTCCAGACCACCGCTTAGTGCCCGTAAGGGCATCTAGGTTGGCGAGCTGGTCCCCAATGTTGAAGAACCAGTCTACGACAAAGGAGTAGGGAATCACTTCCCATGCCAATGCGAGAGGATTGAGAAAGCCGGTCTGAGAGAGGGCTAGAAGCCTGCTTTGAGTGTATTCAACATATACAGTGTCGCGGACTCTTTGTTCTTCGAGTCTTTGCCACTTAAAGTTGTCAACACCATAAGCAGACGTGCCCCGATCCAGTTCCCTGAGCTGATGCTTTACGCTTACCCGCCTTATGAGCGGTTTGGCGCCTGACTGCATAATGAGATCTGAGATCCCATTAATGTCAGAAATGAGTGGCGAAATACCATAACGGTACATTAGCCAGTCATTTGCGGGCCCATTTCTGTTTCCGACAAACTGTCGGAACCGGCCTCGTCGAATTGATCGGTACAATCCAACGAACTCTCGAGCGAAGTTGGAGAACATCGAACCCATTTGACGATACTCAGCGAGCATCATCGCAAGGTTGACTTTCTCCGCCTTTACTTCAGCCCACAACTTGTCGTATGTGGGACTGAAGCTGCGATAACTAGTCATAGAGTTGGTCGGAGGGTTTTGCCCTTCTACCATCCCCATCGTAGTCCACATCCGCCGCGCACCAGCGGATTTTACCTCGTACCGGTTATAAATCGGATCAACGAGATAGGATCCCGCGCACCCCACTGATGACAGGCTGGTGAAAACCCGTCGAGGAGCGTCGTTGATAGTTAGACTATCATTGTATTGAACCGTCGGACTAAACAGTATCTCCACGCCTTTTGGGCGTGTTCGTTTGGGAGTAGGCTGACGATAAGAATCGTTACCTTCCCGAACTCTGACATTGATTTGTCTCTCGGACCAACGCGGGTATTGAGCAGTTTCACATTGGAGTTGCCACCCGGTCGTAGTTTTAGTTACTATGGCCACGTGGACCTCCCCTTAGTA